CTTGTGAAATTTGTAATTTTAAATCAAAATTTACCGAACAATTGCTTGTAACTAACGAACATAAAAAATATAAAACAGTTTGTTTGAATTGCCAGGTATCTATTAAGCTGACTCCGCCAAAGCTGAAACCAGATTTTTAACTTGAGAAAACAAATCATCAATGCTGTTGTTGTTGTCTAACTCGGCATCAAACGCTGTGCCCACCCATGCAGTTTCGCTGGCATGTATTTTGCGTAGTTCCATGCGTTTTGTGGCCAACGCCCAATTCATACATTTGATACCTGCATTGATATCCAAAGCGTCATGATACCAATCCGGCTCGGGTCCGCGCTTCACACGAATAACAATGCCTCCTGCATCCTTGATGGATTTTATCTCGTTGGGGAATCTGCAATCGCTGATAACAATATCATCTTTACTGTTGCGTAACTTGTTTTCAAGACTAGCTATCCACATGTCATCATGAAATCCGTTTCTACAAACTTCAGTGCCCCAGTGTTGCAGGACCCACCTTGGGGTTAGATCCGGTATGTTTAATCGTTGACTCCACCACAGATCCACTTGCTCTCGCCATTCTCTAGCTTGATTGGTACGACCTTCCAGCATCATGCGATCCCAACCAAACACAGCACTAACTGCATCTTTAAGACTGTTGGCAAATGATTCGCGTCTAAATCCGTGAAAGTTTGTGAGATAATCGGCAACTGTGTCTTTGCCAGAACCAATAAAACCGCATACACCTATGATCATAGAGTCCCCTTGAGTTACTCTAGTATATAACACTTTTATTACATGGTCAAGAGATTTGTTATCCAGTTACAAAATAGTAGCCAGTACCGCCTGAAATCAAAGTTTCCAGTTCTTTATCGAGACGCTCGAGATCTTCTTTTCCGCTTGATTTGAGATCGCTGCCATTCATGGAGATAGGACTGCCAGGTCCAGCAATGCTGGCAAATTTACTGCGGGCCTCGCCCAACATTATTTTGCAAGTGGCCAATGCATAATCTTTTAGCCACTGTTTGGCATAGGTATCTTGTAGCAAAACCCAGTCTGGTCTAAAATTGTAACTTTGCACTAGGATTTGCTCGCCTTGTGCAAACGGGCGCTGCAAGATATCCAACAAATGGCTGGTTGGTTTCCAATTGAATTCAATATAGCTACCAAACATACGACCCACCAGCTTTTGATAACCAGCAAAAGCATCATATGTGGCCAGGCCTCCCATCATGCTGCCACTCATCAAGTAGGTGTTGGTATAAGCTAGGTTAAACGGCTCAAATAAAGTACCGCCCGCACCAATTCCACTTCGGCTGCCAATAGCTCTACGAAACACTTGGCGCACTGTGATAACTTCATCAGGCAATCTATATTCATTTTGATCCTGTATTAGTTCAAGAAACATGTAGCTTTCTTCCACTGCATTGGGACTGCGCTGACGAAATCTGTTCAGTGCTCGATCTAGACCAGTTTCTAAATGTATAGGGTCTAATTCTACTTCAATCATGCCATCGCCCAGCATGGTTTTAATATACTTGAATACGGCATTTCTTTCTATAGTACTATTAGATTGTGTACTTGGTGCTTGATCGTCCATGTTTTGGTCCCTCTTGTATATTTATCAACGATAAATATGTTTAACAAGGAGAATTAAAATTCCACGCCTGAGTCTTTATAAACCCGAACGGGGCATTGATTACAAATTCATTGACCGTCAAGTGTCTGAAATGTTTCAAGTTGGAGGCACAGATGTATACTGGCACAAGTATCTCGGTGCCAACAATGATCCCAGCATGGCTTCGGCTGACAAACCTGTATATGCCAACACCAATCCTGCGAATATTCAAGATCTCTTGCTGTTAGAAAACCGTGATAGAACCTATGATAAAGTGATTTACAAAATTCGCGGTTTGTACAATGTGCAAAACATTGACTTCAATCTCAGTCAATTTGGTCTATTTATTGACAACGACACCCTGTACATGACGGTGCATATCAATGACTTTGTTCACTATGTGGGTCGCAAGCCCATCAGCGGGGATGTGCTGGAATTACCGCATCTGCGTGATGATTTTGCCTTGAATAGCTTTGATATTGGCATGCCTAGATACTATGTGGTAGAGGATGTGGGCCGTGCAAGTGAAGGTTTCAGCGTGACTTGGCATGCGCACTTGTACAGACTCAAACTCAAAAGAATAACGGATAGCCAACAATTTCAGCAGATATTTGACCAGCCCGCAACGGATGCCAACGGCGATCCTACCAACAATACCTTGAGAGACTTGATCAGCACCTACAACACTGAATTGAGTATCAACGATGCTGTGGTGCGTCAAGCTGAAGCAGATGCTCCTCTAAGTGGATACGAAACCCGGCAGTTCTACACTCTTAATATTGACCCTACAAATGGTACACCTGTTATACAAACAGCTGATCAAGAAACAATTGATGTCAGCGTGGCCAGTCAATTGGCCAGCGGCACCTATGGAGTAGGACAAAAGACTGGCTATCAAGGCTATCTGGTAGGAGATGGATATCCTATCAATGGTTATGCTTTTGGATTTGGCATACAATTTCCTGTGAATCCTGGAGCAGATGACTTCTTTTTGAGAGTTGATTTTTTCCCTAATAGACTATTTAGGTATGACAATTCATTTAATTCTTGGATAGCTGTTGAAGATGCAGTGCGCATGACCATGACGCAAACTGACACTCGCGGCACACTGAAAACTGGTTTTATAAACAACACCAGTTGGACCTACAACGAAGAAGTTGCCAAAGACTTTGTTACCGCTACAGCTGGACAATATGTGATTAATACCCAGGTGCCCAACACTATAAGTGCCAAATATCTGGTGTTCAAAATCAAAGTTTCGATACCCGGTGTAAGTGAGTTGGACTATGTTATTGCGGATCACCAGTACTTGCTTTCAACCTATCAGTATGTGAATACAACTGGGATTGCAAGTAGTAAATACAGGATCACATTGCCTGTTATAGATGGCGTGCAACAGACTTTGGCCTATGCAGGTCAGTGGACCATTACTTTCTACAATCACAGAGAAAGTCAACGACAAAGTCTCAGCAAGGCTCTTAGACCCAGTGCAGATTTTTAAGGATAATTAAATTGGAATTCTTCTATGATGGTCAGATAAGACGATATATTACACAAACAATCCGTGTGTTCAGCAACTTTGTGGTGCAATATGGTGACGGCAGCTTGCACCGTATTCCTGTGATGTACGGTGATCCTGACAGGCAAGTGGCCAACATTATCAGCCAAAACTCGTTGGGCAACAAGGTAAACAGCGTGCCTAGAATTGCCATCTATGTTAGTGCATTTGCCTTGGACAGAGACAGGTTAGCCGATTCGTCCTATGTGGGCAAAATGCACATAAGAGAAAGAAGCATGCAAGTGGATGAAACGCCAGGCAGCCCCACTTTTGGCCAGATGATTTACAATCAAGAACAAGGCCGTAATTACACCATAGAAAGACTCATGCCCACGCCTTTCAAGTTAACCATGAAATGTGATGTCTGGTCAAGCAGTACCGAACAAAAACTACAGATCATGGAACAGATACTGGTGCTTTTTAACCCTAGTTTAGAAATACAAACCACTGACAACTATATAGATTGGACCAGTCTAAGTGTATTGAATCTCAATGACATCAACTGGAGCAGTCGAAGTGTGCCAGTTGGCAACGACAGCCCAATTGAGGTTGCCACTATCACTCTGGATACCCCCGCATGGATTAGTCCGCCTGTCAAAGTAAAAAGATTGGGTGTTACTACAAAAATTGTTTCCACCATATGGAACAACAACAAAACCAGCAATGACAATTACATTGAAGGTTTGGCGTTTGATCCTATTGGGCCAACCAATAAGTTTGATACCAGCATTGTGTCTATTCCTGGCACATTAACAAACAACACTATTGAAGTTTATGGCAATGACATTATTTTGCTTAATCCTTCTGAGAATCTACTGCCAGCAGAACCTACTTTTGAGCGTCGACAGCGACAGGGAACTCCGTTGAGTTGGTTGCCCATATTGACCAGCACTCCTCACAAGTATGTGGCTGGCGCCAGCAGTATCTATCTCACACAGTCTAATGGCACTTTAGTGGTCGGCACTTTTGCTATTAATAGTCTTGATGAAACCAAACTATTGGTTGAATGGAACCCTGATACCCTAGTATCCAACACTGGCATAGACAGCAACGGCATTGTAGAAGGCTACATGGGGTACAATGGTATTGGTAGTTACCGACCAAACAGCCCAGGCACGATAGATGCCATTGTGAATCCTTTGAATTTTAATCCTAGAAAATCAGGTACTCCCACAACTGGTGCAAGATATCTACTGGTTGAGGATGTGGGCTTTGCAGGGGCGCCTGCCAACCCTGTCACTGGAGCACCTGCTGTGCCGCCCACTGAAACACAGGCATGGGGACTGCTGCTGGCCAAAGCCAATGACATTGTGGAATGGTCTGGATCTCAGTGGCATGTAATTTTTGAAGCAAGTCAAAACTCCACCACAATGGTATGGCAGACTAATATATACACTGGAGTTCAGTACAAGTGGGATGGCATTCAATGGAAAAAGAGCTTTGAAGGTGAATATGGGCCAGACTTATGGAAAATAGTGTTATAAGAGAAAGCATTGTTTGCAGCGGAGCATTGTTCTACGCCAAAGACACGCGAAGATTTCTACTATTACAAAAAGCACATGGCAAACACGAAGGAACATGGGGCCTTGTGGGAGGCACCAATATCGCGGGAGAGCGGCCTTGGGAAGGGCTCACACGAGAAATTACAGAAGAAATTGGTTTTGTGCCAGACATAGTGAAAACTATCCCATTAGAAACATTTGTGAGCAATGACAGAGTTTTCAACTTCCACACCTATTTGTGTGTGATACAATCTGAGTTTGTGCCAACACTCAGTAACGAGCATTATGGATGGGCATGGTCAACCATAGACCGTGCGCCCAAACCCCTACATCAAGGTCTTAGAAATAGTTTTTCAAGTAAAATTATTAGAACTAAACTGCAAACTGTGTTTGATCTAGTAGATTTGATCTAATAAAAAAGCCGCTTAATGCGGCTTTTTTGTTTTTATGCCTGCGCTTCGCCCCATCGTAAAATAACGTTAACTGGAGTATTTGAGCCACTAACCTTGTACACATTAATGGCCAATACATCTGGACCATTGGGGAATGTACCACGACCGCCAATAGCGGTTGATGTCATTTCTTTCAATCCTGATAAGTCCAGTGTATCAGTACTGCCTGGATTACTAACGAATGAGAAGACCTGTTCACCTGGCAATGCATATGCTGATCCAAACTGGAATGTTGGCGTTGCTCCTGCTGAAATGGTTGCATTTGATGTTTGTGTAAATGTCACACGATAAACAGTAGTACCACTAAATGTTCTTGTTGCGATTGCGGCAACAGATGTACCAGCTGGGAACTGTGTATAGTTAGTTGCAATTTTAGTTCCCAGGTTTGCGCCACTTGATGTCCAAGATGCACTGGTAAAGAACAAGTAGTTGGTACTTGCATAGCTGGCTGCAGAACCTGATGCTGTTATTGTAACAGTTTGGTCGTTGCCCGCACCTGATGCACTAGTGGCGTTTGCCGCAGCACTCATAACAATTCTTGTATAACTTGTACCACCAATGTTAATATAACTCGGAGTGATTGTTTGTATTGTTTGCGATCCAGTTATATAAGTTGCTAAAGATAACGAATCACTAGTTGCAATACCGCTTGATGCATATTGGGTATCGGTGATTAAGAAATCAGTTCTAGAAGTATTTAATGCACTTCCATATGTTGATGTTGCCGCTGAAGTAGCAGTGATTGTAATATTATTTCCAGCTCCTGCTGTAGATGTATTGTTTGCAGGGCCACTCATAATAATCTGTGCATATGACACGCCACTAATTGTAGCGAAGTTAGAAACAACGCTTGAGATTGTATGAACTGTTGTAATAAATGTTGCCACTGATAAACTATCAGTAACTGATATTGTTATACTAGATAACTGCGATTGCGTTATTAAGAAATCTGTTCTTGACGCACTTAACGCTGTATTATAACGAGCAGCCACTGAACTTGTTATTGATGGCGTAAGATTTTGTGCTCCGTTTGAATTTGCGCCTGGACTTGTTCCATTTGCTACCGCAGACATGATAATACGAGTATACGGAATACCAGCTAGTGTAATGTAGCTGTTAGTAATGGTTATGATAGTTTGCCCACCAGATACATAACCGGGTATATTAACAATATCTCCAGTTGACAGCGGAGTTGTCAAACCAGAGACTATTGAATTAGCAACTAGAAAATCTGATCTTGCAGTACTAACAGCACTGTTATATGTTGTACTTGTGGTACTTGCAAAACTAGCCGCTGTAATTGTTTGTACCACTGGGTTAAATGATACAGCAGTCAATGATGCAGTAATTGGTGCAAAACTCTTGGCTGTTAGTGTGGTTGTGAATGCGCCTTGTACTGTAGCTGTTGATGTATACACATTTCCACCCCATGTCACACTACCGCCGGATGCAACTTGAGCAAAACTTGGCTGTCCACCAGCACCTAGCGAGTTCAATCCAGTCCAGGTGATCAATGTAGGATCAGTTGGATAGTTAATTGGATTCAACACTCCTTGAACAACAATAGCGCCGCCGCCGGACACTGCGTCAGACGTGATAGAAATACCTGATAATAATAATTGCGCACGATTCAACAATTCTCTTACACCCAAGTCACCGGTTTGTGCGTTTGACACGCTGGGTGCTAGACGAATTAAGAAAGCAGTATTGGTACCGGTGCTGGCGCTAACTCCAGTTGCTGCGTAGTTAAAAATGTATCCACGATCGCTGTCAAACTGACCGTCAATCATGTATGCACTGCCCCAATGACTGATCAACGGAGTAATCGTGTTACTGATCAAAACAACACCAGCATTGGCATTGTGACTTGCAGCGGGACTTCCAGTAAATGTGCGTTGGGCTCCTGCCGCAAACTGTGATAGACTAGCCCCCCTAGTACAGTTAACCAAACTGGTGCCGTTGTTTGCTGTATATGAAATTAGTTCACTGTCAACAACCACGGTTCCTGCACTTGGAAAGTAATATGCATTAGTTAATGGCAATACTGTATCAGATGCAGCAATTGCTGAGGATAATTTATCTTTTGCACCTTCGTTGATAACTTCGTAGCGAACTGGTTGGTTACCTGAACGCATGTAAGCCTCGATATTGTAGTTACTGTTACGGAAACGATGTACGAATACATAATTACCGTCAGACCCTCTAAGCATAAAGTCAATAAATCCAGCACCATACCAGGTGTGTTGGATACCAATCATTTGCATTTTGGTAACATCGATGTTATAACCGCTGTCTCCGCGGCCATCTGCGGTGTCTCTATTCCAATAAGCCTGTGGCACTATTAGATCGTTGGTTTTGGCCATCTTGGCGGAAGTTAAATCAACAGTTCCTCGATAATCAGGACTAACTGTTAAACTGGTATTGCTGTTAATTTGTGTTACCACATGACTCATACCGCGAATAACAACTCTATCGCCTGCGGAGAGTTGTTCTGTGAATCTTGTACCAGTACCAGTAACTTGGTTTGAATTTGCTGCAAGTGCAATAGATCCAGCCACTTGAAATGTACTTGAGCGTTTTACAACGGCTAGTTTTTGCCCGTCGTATTGCCAGAACATGCCGTTTTGGTCGTCAAAAATACCTGCACGAACTGTTGAACCGTGCCATGATCTAACACTCATAACACACGGATTACCAATAGATGCTGTAGTAGCGGCCAGTGTTTGCTGTGCAATTATTGTTAAAATACGTTCAGTTAAAATACTGAACACAGTATAGTTGCCGTTATATCCTGAGGTATTTACATTGCTGAGAGTAATGCTGCCGCCCACTTGACAACCATGATCAACGTCATCTAGGGTTACTGTTATAACACTACCTACGCCTGTTCCTGAAGAAGTAATGCTGGCAATATTATAACTAGGAGCAAATAACGCACCAGTATTGTAGGTAACACCCTTACCTGATTGGTAACGAATATACTTTTTACTCATGCGAATTGCTGTTGCTCCATGTGTTGGGCCGCCAGTTCCTAGCATGACGCCGCCATCAAATGGTCTGTGAATAAAGAAACTGTCTGGTCTACCGTAAACATACCCAGTCAGCGTGTTATTAATTGTACCAGCAGCTCTAGCAGTATACAAAAATGTGTTAGATGCAGGTACTTGTTCAACAAAGAATGGTCCTGCAGCTAGTTGTGCCCCAGTGTCTGAACTGGTGATTTGCACAGTTATGGTATTTCCTGGAACAAATCCGTGCGGTGCAGGGAAGGTAACTTGAATAGTTGAAATGGCACTGTATGAAATTCCAGTGTTGGCATTGGCTATTAGTGCTGTGGTATTTGAATTTAGTGTAAATGCACTGATAAAATTAATTGTTCCAGCTGTTATAGGTGTTCCAGATATTGAAACAGATTGTATCAATCCACCTGTGGATATTGTAGAAACATTGATAGACGCATCACCGTTACCACCTACTATTGTAATAAGATCATTTGGTGAATAACCGCGACCCGAAGCAACAATAGTCACAGTGTCAATTATGCCGCCTGTGGTTGCAATATCAACTGTTAAGCCAGTGCCTAATCCACTGTTGGTTGTGGCAACTGTGCCGTCCGCGTACCCTGTACCTGGTATTAAAGAAGCCGCGTTAAGTGATAGTACAGAATTCAATGCACTGGCTGCGGTAACAATTATTGCTGCGTCGTTAGTTGTACTTGTGCCGCCCAACGCTGTTCCAGCCACTGTTAGTGTATTTCCTGAAACATATCCAGTTCCTGGATTCACAATCTGAGCTGTGTAAGCCGCTCCATTTCGTAATACATTGAAAACTGAATTACTACCGTTGCCACCGGTTGGTGCAACATTGGAATATGTTTGTGTGCTACCAATAATTGTAGTGGTCAATGCACCACTTAAAGAAACAGTACTACCTACAACGTTGGTTACTAGCAATGATTGGCCGTCTCCTCGATCAATCACTAAACCTGGACTAATAGCAGTAGAATTGTCAATTGTTATTGAGTTGTTGCCAGAAATTGCTGTTACTGTCAATGTTGTACTGGCCACAGTTCCACCTGATCCAGTTACTGCCGTAATTTGTGTTCCTGAAGCAATGCCTGTTCCGGTCAACGGCGCACCTATAGGTGGTGCACTTCCGGTAAATCCAATAAAGTTATTTCCAGATGCTGAAATTAGACTAGTTGTGATACTTCCGGATGCCCCTGCCGAATATACAGAAAAATTAGGAATACCAACGCTGGCCCCAGTGTAATATGCGCCAGTTCTTAACTGAGTATAGTTTGTACTAAGCACATCACCGTTGTTTGTACCTACCTTAGATTTGGCATAGTAAGTGAATTGAGTAGCAGATACAACAGTGTTAACTAAAAAACTGCCTTCTGCACGACTAAATCCTGATATTGAAACAGCCAATGCCTTGATAGTAAAGGGTTGATTAACTGTAAAATTATGAGCATTCTGTGTTGTAACTGTAATCAAACTAGATCCAGCACCACTAGTTCCCGATGATGCATCTGAAACCACATTTATGACCGGTTGATCGCTGTTTGGGATTTCGTAAATTGATGGATAATTTCTCATCAATGCAATTGTTTGCCACTTGGTGGGTTGTAGTCCATATTCAAAGTCAGCGTCGAGCATGGACTGTGGAATACCAACTTTCATTCGTTCCATGGCATCACTGGCAATTGGATTCAATTTAACTGTCAACGCAGGTCCTTCAACAAATACTTGTAGAGTATCTGATAACATCATTCCGCTTGTGTCAAAGTCAAAATAAATGGTTGTTACTTTATCGACACCGTATAATGCACCTGGGAAATCAGTATCATAATTTTCACTGGTAGTAAGCTCAATAGGAGATGCAGAATCCGCAAAATTATAAATGATTACATTTTTAGTAGTGTTAGTTATCAACAATACATCTTCTTGATGATACATTCCAGGAATCTTTACATATCCGCGATTTGTTGAAACTGCAGGAATTGTTGTGATTCCGCTGGTTGCAGAATTAACAATAATACTAGTTAAGGCATTTAAGGCAGTGCTGATGCCCGCTTCTGCCACATATCCGTTGTTGATTACTTGAGATACTGTGCTTTGTAGATAGCTAAATGCTGTATTAGATAAAATATAATTTTTTATTAAGTTGCCAATATAAGTGTATGTTGCTGCTTCGGGCGCCGGAGATACCAGTTCTACACCATATTGCCAAAATTTAGTAGCATTGGTTGCAGTCAACATGTTGGAGCCATGGCGCAGATCACTAATGTATCCGTCAATTATTCCGCTAATTTCTTTTCTCAATAATCCAAGATCGTAAACATAATTTGCATAAGGTTGCACACTAAGTGATACGTTACGTTGAATAAATGCAATTGCTTCTTCTTGCACAAACTTCTTGTTTGCATTAATTAAGAATCTTGCGTTAGGATATAAACTTGTTGTAGGTGCCGCTGTTCCGGGTACAAATTTATAAGTTAATATCTGTTTTTTTGCCATTTAAATCTCCATGAATTTCTGTTTACTATTAACCCAATGCCACACTAAGGGCAATTGTTAATAGTTTAATATTTGAACCGCCAACTGTTAGTGTTCCGGCCACTGTGGTATTTCCTGCGACACTAACGTTGCCGCCTAGTGCTGTATCATTGCTGGTTGTCAATGAGGTAAAATTGCCAGCGGCAGGAGTTGCATTTCCTATGGCAATATTATCAATTGTTCCTTCGTTGGTTGGATTAAAGGCAAGATCTCCGGACACATTTAATGTTGTAAATGTTCCTGAACCAGGCGTTGTTGAACCAATGTTTACTTTATCTATTGTTCCTACAACTGAAGAAGAATTAATTATAACTCTTCCTGATAACGTTGTAGTCCCGGATACTGTTAATCCGGACAAGGTTCCTAAGCTGGTTAAACTGCTGGTTGTAACAGTTGGGCCCAACGATGTGGTGCTTATCAACAAAGTGGCGCCGCTTGATATGGATCCAGTTGATAGCGACAGTGTGCCGCCCAATGTGAAATTGTTTGACAAACTTAGATTGCCGTTTGAGTCAACAATGAATCCTGGGCTCACGAACCCCGTAGCTGATCTCAAAGGATCTATTGAAAACGGACTAACTAAATTTGCCATATTGATCTTCCTTGTCAACTGTATTTATGCTTGTATTGGAATGGCGGTATGCCGCTAGAAACTGGTAATTGTTGCAATCAGTCACCTTAATACGATCCTGTTAGTGCTGACCTTTTCCAGGTGTTGGTTGCCACACATATATAAATGTAATTGGAATCCCAAGCTATCTGCCCTGCTACCCCAGTTGCATTGGCAGCTTTGGTACTGGGTGTACTGGGCCATGCTGTGTTTTGCACTGTGTTATCTTGAAAAGTTAACACATTGTTTACACTTATGTTGCCAGTAGCACTCAAAGTGGTAAACGCTCCTGCGCTGGGTGTTGTAATGCCTATGGGTAAATTTATAGAGCCAGTTGCTGAATTAATTGCAGTGAGTAGTGCATCAGTTGATATAGATCCAGTCAAGCCAGCAAACGAAGTAACTCCGGTATTTGTTATTAACAAATTATCACCGTATGTGGCATGGTTATCTTCTACAACAATGCTAACACCTGTACCTGATCGAAATTTAAACGAACTAGATGCAGTGTTTGCTGTGGTACTAGTACCAAAACTATCTGTAAAACTTGAATAAGCATTTGCAATGGAAGTTGCTGAAATGCTTATTCTCCCGTTGGCCACTGAAGTAACAATACCAGTTCCTCCGGCTATTGTTAAATTGTATCCGGTGAGAGTGAGTCCATCCCCTGTGGTTATTGTTGGTGCTCTGCCAGTCAATGTCAGCTGATTATTGGCTGAGTCTGTGGTCAGGGTGATACCAGCACCGGCCACTAAATTAAGCACTGATGAATTGGTCACCGCTGTATTCAATGCAGTTTGTCCTGCAACTGTTACACTGGTGAATGCTTGATTGGCAAAATTAACTTGTTTGGTAACTGCATCAGTGGTGATCACAATACCAGAGCTGCCTAGCAATCTAAGAGTGTCACCAGGCAATGTGGCTTTGATTGTTACTTGTCCAGGCGACTCTATGGATTTGAAATTTTGCGTGGCTTGAATTATGCTGATGTTGTTTACAGGCTCGCTGGGCGCTGTGGTAAAAACAAGCTGCTGAGTAGAAGCAGCTGATATTGAGGCAGCTGTTAGCCAGCTGATAATCAACACACCTGTGGTAGAATTCCATGCTGTCACTGTGGATGTTGATGGTAACAGGCTGTTTGAAATCAGCTGTCCTAACAATATGTTTCCAGTTACACCGGCTGGAGGAATGTTAATGGTAAGAGTATTCGCATTGCTAACAGATGCCCAGGAGGCGCTGTTGGCAATGGCTGGTGAATTCAATGGCACCAGTGATGTGGTAGACCTAGCATAGTTGCCAAAGAAACTGACAATGCTGCCTTGTACTTCCAGACTGGCTGGCTCAACTATCAATTGTGCATAGGAGTTTGTAGCACTGGCTCTCACATTCACAAGAGGTCGAGATAAGTTGGTTCTACCATATATAGTAATGGCTGTTTGCCCTGGCATGGCCACCATGGTGGCATGTATGGTTTCTCTTTCATTTTTTCCAAATTCGGCATTGATTATGTATTCAACTGATACAAATTCGCCCACTGGCCACCTATCAATTTCCGTACTGGTGTATATGGCCAATCCAGTGCTTTGATAAGCAAGATTGGTACCTTTGTTCAACACCAGTGTTGAATTGGTGCCTTTTGTAAAGAATGATGTCGACATGTTGATCCTCTTAGTATATTTAGTTTAAAAGTGCCAGATATACACAGCTTGAATCTTTAGGCTGATAATTAAAATAACAAGAGGTTTATATGAATAGATACGCATACATTTTACAATCTACAACTCAAAATAATGGCACAATTATTGGTTTGTTCCCCTGGGGCACAATTGTTGATCCGTCTACTACTGATCATAAAAAAAGCCAAATAAGTTTCTATGAACATGGTGTTGATTTTTTAAAACAGTTGAGCGGTAAAAATATTTCTGTTGTGCTATTTTTGAATCAATTCAAGCCCTATCCGTTGTCCATGGAGGACTTGAAGAATTTTGCAGACTCGGTGGAGCAGTTTGTTCGTGATCAAGGCGTGGCTGTGCTGGGCATGTATTGGTGCCCAGGCATTGAAAAGAAAGACCCATTTGTGGTTCCAAATCCTGGTATGTTTGTGCGTGTTACAGAAAATCTAGGAATTGATTGGAACAAACTGCAAGTGTTGTCTGCCAGCGATGTTGATCTGTCAGCAGCGGCAAAAGTGAAAGCCAATCCAGTCATGATTGGCGCCAAACATAACAA